AGAGATTCAAAGGTCTTATGTTCCAATTGGAAAGAGACGCAAACAGAATCGCTCAGAGAACAAGAAGAGGAAAAGGAAATATGATTATCTGTTCTTCAGATGTCGCTTCTGCTCTTCAAATGGCTGGTGTATTAGACTATACTCCTGCTCTTAACAACAATCTAAACGTTGACGATACTGGTAATACTTTTGCTGGTGTTCTTAACGGAAGATACAAAGTGTACATTGACCCGTATAGTGCAAACTCTTCGGCGAAACAATACTACGTAGTTGGTTATAAAGGTACTTCACCTTATGACGCAGGTATGTTCTACTGTCCTTATGTGCCACTTCAAATGGTTAGAGCAGTTGGTCAGGATACTTTCCAACCGAAAATTGGTTTCAAAACTAGATACGGTCTAGTAGCGAACCCATTTGCCGAAACTGGTGCAATTTCAGGTGCTGCTACAGCAGTAAATGACGCTGGTTCAGCAAACTCAAACAGATACTACCAAAAAGTACAAGTTGCAAACTTAATGTAATTTTACTTAAAAGTAGAACTTTTAAAAGGGCGGCTTTTAGTCGCCCTTTTTTTTGGCCTTCCTCCGGATTGGATAAATAATAGTATGACAACTACTAACGCATTATCAAGACAACCAAGTAAATTAGACCTTGCCTCACCGGCACAGTTTAAGTTTAGTATTATCAAACTGCCAAAGGTGGAATATTTCTGTACAGCAGCTAATATACCTGGAGTTAGTTTATCTACAATTAAACAAATGACACCACTTGCAGACATACCTGTTCCTGGTGAAAAGATAACCTTTCAAGACCTAGAATGTACTTTTATGGTTGATGAAGATTTAGAAAATTTTAGAGAGATACACGGTTGGTTAATGGGTTTAGGATTTCCAGCTTCAAGAACTCAATTTAGAGATATTGTAGCCGCTGGTTCTGATAGATTTCCATTACAAGGTACTAGTCAAACAAATACAGACCCCGGTAAGGTAACAGGTGGTCCTGTGCCATTAGGTCCTGTGTTTTCAGACGCAACCTTAAACGTATTGTCAAGTAAGAATAGACCTAATATTGAAGTGAGATTTAGTGATGTATTTCCTGTAGCTCTTTCAGGTTTACAATTCAATCAACAAGCTGATGATGTTTCTTACTTACAGGCTACTGTTACCTTTCAGTATAAAATATATGAATTCGCTGTAAAGGGTGGCAAAACTTCTACTACGGTAACTTAAACCACGCTTTACTTTTTTAATAAATTATGATAGATTGGATATATTATGGATTTAGAAAAATTACAAGAACAAGTTGATAAAGACTTAAAATTAAACGAATCTGAATTAGATTTAGAGTCTTTAAAAACACCTCAATTACACAACCAATATATGAAACACTTAACAAAGTATAAACTTATGTTGAGTAGAGCCGAGTCTGAACTTCACTCTATCAAAAGAGAGAAGTGGGAATATTACACAGGCAAATCGGACGCTTCAGTATATGCAGAGAAGCCTTTTAACTTTAAATTATTAAGACAAGACGTTGACAAGTATCTTGAATCAGATATAGATATTCAACGTGCAAAACAAAAAGTAGATTACTTGCAAACCACCACAGATTTTTTAGATAGAACTATTAGACAAATTTCAAATAGAACCTTTACAATAAAAAATGCAATTGAGTGGCGTAAGTTTACATCCGGTGCCATTTAATAATGAAAAACATAAGATACCTTGTCATTGACAAGAAAGATGACGTTCATCTAAAGATAGAAGCTGATGAGGCAATTCGTAGGGACTTGGGTGAATTCTTTACCTTTGAAGTACCTGGTTTTAAGTTTATGCCTCAATACAGAGCTAGACAATGGGACGGTAAAATTAGATTATTTTCCTATCAGACAGGTCAAATATATGCAGGTTTATATCCTTACATTTTAAAGTGGTGTCAAGACAATGAGGTAGAAGTTGTTGATGGAACAAAAATAACTGATACTAAAGTTGATGAAAAGAGAGTAGATAGTTTTATCCAAGCATTAGAAATACCTTTTAAGGTTAGAGATTATCAAAAAGAAGCATTTGTTTATGCAACAAGAAAGAATAGAACTTTATTGTTGTCACCTACTGCCTCTGGTAAATCTCTCATTACATATCTATTAGTTAGATTTAATCTATTAAGACTAAAAGAGGACAAGAAAAAAATATTAATTATTGTACCAACTACATCTTTGGTTGAACAATTGTTTAAAGATTTTAAAGACTATGGTTGGTCGCCTGAAAGTAATGTACATAGAATCTATCAAGGTCACGATAAAGATACTCACAAAAAAGTTGTAATATCTACTTGGCAATCAATATATAATTTACCCAAAAAATGGTTTCAACAATATGGTATGATTATAGGTGATGAAGCACACTTATTCAAAGCGCTTTCATTAACCAAAATAATGTCTAAACTTGTTAAGTGTCCATATAGAGTTGGTATGACAGGTACTTTAGATGGTTCTAAAACACATAAACTAGTATTAGAAGGATTGTTTGGTGCTGTAAACAAAGTTATATCTACAAGTGAATTGCAAGAAAAAGGTAAACTTGCAGAGCTTAAAATATATTGTTTAGTATTGCAACACGGCAAACAAGAAAGAGAATTCATTAAAGATAAAACATATCAAGAAGAAATGGATTTTATTGTAACCAATGAAAAGAGAAACAAGTATATAAGAAACTTGGCCTCTGGTCTACAAGGTAATACATTATGTTTGTTTCAATATGTAGAAAAACACGGAAAGGACCTTTATGAATCTATCAAAGATAAAGCAAAAGATAAACAAGTTTTTTACGTTCACGGTGGCGTTGAAACTGAACAAAGAGAAAAAATTAGAGAACTTACGGAAAAGTCTGACAACTCTATTATCGTTGCAAGTTATGGGACTTTCTCTACCGGCATTAACATTAGGAATTTGCATAACATTATTTTTGCTAGTCCTAGTAAATCCAGGATAAGAAACTTACAATCAATTGGTAGAGGTCTCCGTTTAAAAGATGATAATACACACGCTACGTTATATGATATTGCAGATGATTTGACACACAATGAGAAAGAGAATTACACTCTGGCTCACTTTAGAGAACGGATAAATATATACAGCGGCGAAGACTTTGATTATGAAATACATAACGTGGAGATGAACAATGCACCAACAAGTTAAAACAAACATAAAGTTAATTAAACTGATTAATGGTGATGACATAGTTTGTCATTTACCAGAAAAAGATAATCAGTTGCCAGATGATTCGCCTTTATTAAGATTAGAAAAGCCATTACAAGTTAAATATATTCCACAGTTTACACCTAATGGATTTAAAGATTACATTGCTTTGATTCGTTGGGTAAATTTCTCTCCAGATAATATTATTACTATTCCAAAAGATAAGATAATGACCATTGCCGGTGCTACACAGGAAATGAGTAAACAATATGGTGAAATATCAAGAGAGTATCATACGATACGGCCACCAAAACAACAATCTGGTGAAAAGGCCTATGAGGCTAAAGAATTAACGCAAGAAGACCAAAAGAAAATTAGAGAAATATTTGAAGAGTGGGAAGATGATGAAGAGGATAAAACTATCCATTAAAGGAGTTGTTCTTGAAAACGCTACACCGCTCATTATACACAGGAAAAAAACATTGTCAACCTTAATTTGAAATTAATCTTGGCATTGACAATTAGATAAAAATAAGATATTATGAATCTTAAATGAGGATATTATGGCAAGACAAAAATCAAAACCAGAACATTACGTAAATAACAAAGAATTCTTAGCTGCTATGGTTGAGTATAGAAACTCTGTACTATTGGCTGAAAAGAAGAAGCAACCTAAACCACCAGTAACCGATTATATTGGTAGTTGTTTTTTAAAAATAGCTAATCACCTATCGTATAGACCAAACTTTATCAATTACACATACAGAGACGATATGATTTCTGATGGTATAGAAAACTGTTTACAATACCTAGGCAATTTTAATCCAGATAAATCTAATAACCCTTTTGCATATTTCACACAAATTATATATTATGCATTTATTCGTAGAATACAAAAAGAAAAGAAACAAACTACAATCAAACAAAAGATGATTGCAGAGGGTAATTATGACGATATGACCTTACATCCAGGTGAAGATAGAGATTTTAAAAACCAGTTTAGTGAATATTTAAGAGCCAACTTACCTAAAGAAGAAGCAACCGAAGAAGATAAGAAACCTAAAAAAGCAGTTAAGAAAAAGAAATAATGAAGATAGCGATATTAAACGATACTCACTTTGGTGTGAGAAACGATAGTCCAGCTTTTATAAAATATCAGAATAGATTTTATGATGAACTATTTTTTCCTTATCTAAAAGAAAATAATATTAAAACGTTGATACATCTAGGTGATGTGGTAGATAGAAGAAAATTTATCAACCATAATACAGCAC